GATGTGTGAAGTTTAATGTAGATCATAAATTTGATTCTCGTATTCTTCTTGTTGTCTGTCGAGATTGCCACGAAGAACTAGAACCTTGGTCACGTATTAATTTGACTCAGATGCTTCCTCAACTATTCGAGAATTAATATGAGCTACTCACAAAAAGAAATAGCCGATATTCTAGAGCAGCAAGATGAGTATGCTTATAGCGAGACTGGTGGGTTGTTGATCCCTCGCTCTATTACGAATAGCTGGAAAGTTATTCCTCCTACTTCGACGGATCAGAAGACGCTGCGGATTATACATCGGTTGAATGCTCAAGGCTCTCTATTCTACCACGCAGTGATGGTTCTTGGTAAGTATAAGTTTCAGATCAACTCTAATCAAGAGCAAAACCTACACTATCAAATGTGCAAGGTAGTAGAGAAGGATGGAATTAAAGATGTTATTGAAATTCCTCGTGATCATTTTAAGAGCACTGTCTACAGTGAATGTTATCCTAGCTGGCGCGCTCTTCCTTTTACTGCTCAAGACGAAGACTACATGCGATCCTTTGGTTATGGAGATCGTTGGATACAGTGGATGCGGTATATTCATAATCAAGATATTAGAATTCTCTTGGTTAGCGAAATCATCACGAACGCGAAGAAATTAGGTGTACGCTTGCATTCGCATTATAATGATAATGCAATGTTCAAAGCTTTATTCCCGGAGATTTTGCCAGATAGTAGTTGCACTCAGAATGATGAATCCTTTCATCAAATGCGCACTAAAGCTGGTAAGCAACAAGGTGAGGGAACATTTGATTTTATCGGCGTAGGTTCTGCGCTGCAATCTCGTCACTATGATGTTGTAATCCAAGACGATCTTGTAGGTCGCGCTGCATTTGAATCCGACACTACGATGCAGAAAACAATTGAATATCATCAACTACTAGTTGGTGCTTTCGATGCAGCTATTGGAGATGGAGGAAGAGATAATGACGAAATTATCGTCGGAAACAGATGGAGTTACAAAGACCTCAACTCCTACATCCGGGCCAATGAGGACTATTTTAATTTTACTACGCACTCAGCTCTTGGTGGTTGCTGTGCCAACCATCCAGTTGGAGTTCCCATATTTCCCGAAGCATTCAATCTCGCAAAGCTCGCGAGATACAAAAAGCGCCTCGGAACATATCTCTTCTCCTGTCAATTCCTCAACACCCCAATTAACCCGGCGGAAGTTAAATTCGACAAAAAAGACCTCCGCTACTATGAATTCATCAAAGACCCTAATTATGTAATGACGGATGTTTCTCCGTTTAATCAAGCATCTACTAGGGTTCGGCAAAAAGTAATGATCCGGCATCATGTACGTGAAGGAGATGTGGAAGAGGATATCGCGCCACGTAATCTAAAGCGTTATATGATTGCTGATCCTAATCACAGCGGTAACGATGGGAGATGCAGACATGCAATTACAGTTACCGGAGTGGCTGAAAACCCTCGTCGGGTGTATTTGTTGGATGTTTGGGCTAAGTCTACTGGCACTGATAATTTTATTGAAACTATGCTTCACATGGCCGTTGAGGTTTGGAAGTTGGATGAGATACATCTGGAAACAATCGCTGCTCAGAAGTATTTGATGTATCACATGAATTATCTTATCAACGAACGCGCTCGGGATGATGAGCGTTATCGTAGACTTAAGATCGTAGAACTTAAAACACCTAAGACTAAAAATGCGAAACAAATGCGTATCGATGGTTTAGCTCCTATATTCGAGCGTGGTGAATTCTGGCTCAACGTAAAAGGAATGGATGAATTCCATGAAGAATTCGACACGTACCCTGCTGGTAAGTTGGTTGACGTTCTTGATACTCTTGGGTATGGGCCTAGCGTATGGGACTTTGATACAAATACCGACGAAATAGAAGCTGAGATAGTGAAGCGTAGGTATAATTATCAGCGGAATATCCGAAATACTGTGATGGGGCTAAATTAATGTCTGATGAGACGATGACAAAGTATGAGGTATTGTCACTTGTGGACGAGCGTATAAAAATACATGATGAAGCTACTAACGAGCCAAAACATGTAGAGAATAAGGCTCTGATTAGAGAAGCTACTATAAAGTTAGATGCACTTATTCTAAGTGTAACTAAGATAGAGACCACTGCGAATCTTGTTATGAGATTCGCAATGGGCGGACTTGTGGTTTGGGTTGTTAAACAGTTTGTAGAATTAGCTAAATCGTTTCAACATTAAGGAGATTTATGTCTTTTAAAAGTGTACTAGATGATATCGGTAACGATGCTAAGAAAGTATTCGGTTGGCTAGCTTCACCGACAGGTAAAACTGTTGTAGCTGCTGTAGAGGGTGGTGCTGAAGCTATTGCACCTCAAATTACTGGTGTTGTTAATATTGTAAATAGCTGGCTCGCTGAAATTTTTAAGACGCAAGCTTTGGCAACTGCGGCAGGTGCAACTACAGGTTCGAGCGAGCAGAAAGCTGCTGTTGCTCTTTCTAGCATTACACCACAGGTTATTCAATTCGCGCAGCAATATGGATTGAATACTCCCACTGCGGCTGATCTTAATTGGGAGTGGTACTTCCACTACTTCTACTCCCGCTCCAACAACGGCAGCAGTGACAGAAACCACTAACGCAAACCCTACCCCAGTAACAAACGCTTCAATCTAAATCCTATGAAAAGCTTAATTGAGTTCATTCGTGAAATCGGAAATATGCCTAATACCTTCTGGGGTATTATCGTCCTTCTCTTATCCATGCGGATAGCAACTCATTATAATGCTGAAATAGGTTATTATTTTGCGGGAGTGGGTAGTACCCTTTGTGGTATTACCCACCTGCAAAATAAAAGCCTTTCACTAAATACACCGCAAGGTTCAGCTTCAGCCGAGGTAAATTCAAATGCCAGCGATTCGCCCAGTTAAGTTAAATTTCGGCAAAGACGCTATGGCTGATATGTGGAAGTTTGTAGAAGAGACTTCTGAGTATTGGGAAAAGCGGACTAAAAGATTTAGAGAAGAGAAGCTTAAGGAGTATGCTCGGCTTTATAAAGGGCAACCGCTTAATGAGATGCGGGATATTCCTTGGCCTGGGGCTTCGAATATTGAGATTCAGATTGTTGCGACTAATTCGGATCAGCTTTTAGCTAGAGTAATGGCTATGTATATGACTGATCCGCTTTGGTCTGCTAAGGTGTATGGAGATTTTGAAAAAGGCGCAGCTGACGATCAGAAGACTGCGCTGGAGAAATTTCTTAATAATATGGCTCTTGAGCCAGCAGAGCTTGATTTTTATCGCGTAGAAGAAGCTTGGTTCTCTTCTACGATTAGGAATGGTACTGGCATTATTAAATTTCCGTGGCTGTATCACGTTGAGAATCAGATTATCTCAACAGCGGATACTGATAATAGTGCATCGAAGTATAATGTTAAGGAGATTATTAAGCTCGACGGCCCACGTCCTGAGAATGTCCCTCTCAATAAATTCCTGACTGATATCACTTCTCAGAGACTTGAGGATTCTAAATTCAAGTGTCATATCATTACACTTTCGCGTAAGCAACTGGAGGATCGTAAAGCACTTGGGTTCTTTGATTCCGAAAAACTCGATGAAATCATAGCAACCCCAACTCGTTCTCAATCCGCTGTTCTTCAGAAGCATATAGAAGAAGGACAAGGGATTGATTCTATGAATACCGGGAATCTAGCTGACGAGTATGATCTTTTTGAATGCTGGTTCAAATACCAGCATAATGGAGATAACCTTAGCCTTGTAGCTATTCATTACCCTACAGCTAAGATAAAGCTCGAAGCATTCTACAACTACTATCCTGAGAACATGGGGATATTTGAAGATGCAAAACTTGCTTACGACGACGACCAATATTACGGTTACGGCTTCGCCGAAATGCTCAAGGCGTTGCAGGAAGAAATTAGTGAACTTCATCGCCAAAGAATTAACGCCAAGACGCTTAGTAACACCACAGCTTTTAGGGTTAATAAAAGTTCCAAACTACACAGCATCTTGCAGTTCTACCCTGGTGTTCTTGTTCCTGCCGATCAAGGAGAAATCGAACGTCTAGAACTTAACAACCCTCAAGCAGATTCTCTGGATGGTGAGAATTTATCGCTTGCTCTAGTTAAGGAACGTACTGGAATCGATCCTGCAACTGGAGGTACTGGCGGTGGAATCGTTAATGCGAAACGTGGAATTTATTCTAGTCAAGGCACATTTGCAGTGCTCCAGCAGCAGAACTCAAGAACTGGGCTTCGCATGTCTGATATGCGAAGTGCACACTCTAGAGCAGGCACTAAATTTGCCAAACTCTACGCTCACTTTGGACTTGGTAAAAAGCTTAGACAATATGGTGACGACGCAAGCGTATTGCGAGATGCACTCGAAAATATTAAGAGTGGTAAATTAGGATTATCAGTTCGTGCTTCTACTGCATCGATGAATAAGGAGCTTGAGAAGCAGAATGATATTATGCTCTCTCAGACTTTGACTGGGCTGTATCAAGCGGATGCTCAGATTATTCAAGCAATGGGAATGCAGGGAATGCCTGATGATCTTAAGGCTTATTACACGGAAGTTCTTCGTGCTAAGCAAGCTCTTTATAAGCAGATTGTTCAGAACTTCGGGCATGATGATGCAGCTCGATTAATTCCACGACCCGCACTATTAGATCAAGGACGGCCAAATGAACTTAATGCACAGTCTGGCAATAGAAGCCAATCCGCAAGTTCGCAGTCTGGAGCCGGAAGTGGCGCTCAAGCAGCTAATGGAGCACAAGCTACTGGTGTTGGAGATGTTCCAGTCGCCAGTGGGGAGAATCTTGCTGGAGTACCTACTAGCAATGGCGGATCAGAACAAAGATAGTTTGTTTGATAAACCTAAGCCCTCGGATGTGGAGATAGCGGGGGCTAAAGGTATGGATACGGTTTATAATGAGCTTATCGGTCTTGCTAGTTTTATGAAGAAGTATAAAACTTTGGAAGAGCGTAAGAAGGAAATGGAAGAAAAAAGGAAATAAAGGAGATGTTTTATGGCGTGGTTTAGACGTAGTGACGGCAGTATGACTGCCGAGGAAGAGCGGAAAGCTAAGAGTGATATTGAAATTGATCCTTCTAAGCTTAAAGAGGAACTATCAACCGAGATTAATGGTAATTTCACTAAATTTAAAGAAGCTCAAGACGAGCAGATGAAGCCTGTGCTTTCATTTGTGGAAGAAATGCGTAAAGAGCGGGAAGACCGTAAAAAGGCTGAAGAGGATAATGCTCGTAGAGAAGCTGCCAAGAACGAAGAGGTTGGTGAAGAAGCTTGGCTCCTTGATCCTTCTAAGGCGGTAGAGGCTAAGTTGAAGCCTACGCAGCTCGCAGTTCTTAGTCTAGCTGCTAATCAGGCTCGTCGGGATACTTTGGACGATAAGGAATATTACTACGGTGATATTAAGACCAAAGTAGATCAGATGATTGAAGCGCAGCCTTTGAATCAGCGTGTATCTAAGACTGTGATTGAGAATTGCTACAAGCTAGTAATGTTCGACCATCAAAAGGATATTGCTGAAGGTAAGATCAAGGCACGCAATAATAGTGCAAGCTTTGAATCCACTGGAACTGGTGCACATTCCAGCAAGAGCGGTGAGCACGAAGAAGAAATGTCTCAGGATGAGAAGCAAGCAGCTTCGGCTCTTGGTGTATCTGAAGCAGATTGGAAGAAAACCAAAAAGGAGCTAACTTATGTCTAATGAAGACGTGAAAGAAATCAGGCCAGAAATTGACGACGCTGTGGAGGATTTGACAAGTGATCTTCGTGCAGATGATCTTAAGGATGTTCATAAGCCACAATTTCCATTCGTCAAGCCGACGATTAAAGTTGGAGAAGCTGAAACACCTCTAACTGATGCACAAGTAATTGCTATTTCTAATCTCGTGCAACAGCAAGCTGCGGAAGCTTTTGCTAAAGCTAATTATGATCCTAACGCTGCTGCACAAGCTGTACGAAAGAGTCAGGTTCCTATTACTGATTTTAGTAAAATGACTCTGGATTCTGTTTATGATCTAAGCGTACCGATCGAAGCCAAGCCTTTTATGAGTGCTGATGTACTTGCTATCAAGCTTAAAGATACAAACTACGAAGCACGTTGGGTTAATAAGAATTCACAAAATCTTGGCGACAAGATCGCAAAAGGTTTTACCTATATTGTATCCCAGGATTTAGTGAGTTCTGACGGAATACAAACAGGTAAAGATGCCTCGGGGCATTATAGTTTCAACGACGTTGTAGCGATGAAGATTGATAAGGCAACTTATTATGCTGCACTTCGCGCTGCTCATCTCAGGGCTGTGTCAACCACTAATGTATCTGGACTAGCCAAAAAAGCGGCGTCCGCTGCTAATGATAATATGCGGAAGTCGGAATTTGGTAACGACTTTGCGAATGCTTCAAATCGTAAGCAGATGGAATTCTACGATGCTGGTATTACAGTTTAATATAAAGGATAAAACATGGCAGCTAATCTTACATACCACAATCCTATCGGCGTCGTAGAGACTACGAGTGGATTGACTCCTTTTACATTGTCTAACCCGGAACAAGCGGGCCAGACTTTCCCGCTTGGAGTTCCCGTACAAATTAATGCTGGTTATACTAAAGTTTGGGACGGCGCTACTATTACCGCTGGTATTGCTGGATTCTCCCTTACTTCTGGTTTGAACTTGGCTTCTAATGGATTGGGTGCTCCCGGCGCATTCGCGCAGATTGGGCCTCCGGGTACGATTCAGTCGTATGGAACCGTTCCGAATCAGCCTGCTGCCCTTAATATTGCTGTGGGTGCTCCAATCTCTGACGGTCGTACTCTTTTCGAATCGGCTGCTTCTACTAACATCTTTGAAGCTGTATTCGACAGTTCTACTTACACTGTCCCTGCAAATGGAACTCCGTTGCAGTCTCAGATTGGAACGCAGTTTGGACTTACTATTGACGCTTCTAATCAGTGGTATGTTGATAATGCGAAGACAACTCCTGGAACTAACACGGTAGTTGTTATGGTTGGTATTAATCCTATCGACCAAGTTCCGGGCAACGCTGGTACTTTTATTTTGAATGCTCGTGTACGTTTCCAGGTTCTTGCAACTGCTCGTCAGATGGTTAGCTAATAAAATACAAATAGTAAGGATTATTCATTATGGCAGGAACACAAGTACGCGGAGCATTTCCCAAACTTATGGCTCCGGGGTTGCATAAGATTTACGTTGATGCTCTTGAGACAGAACAGCGCGCTGAAGAGTTTCAGGCTATTTTTAACGTAAAGACTTCGACTTCGGAGTACGAGCAGGACTTGAAGATGGCTGGTTTTGGCCCACTTCAGGAAAAGCCGGAAAATACGCCCGTTGCGTATACTACGATGATTCAGGGCGGCGATAAGCGGTATATTCATTTGACTTATGCGCTTGCCGTTCGTACTTCTAAGGAACTGTGGGCTGATGCTAAGTATGGAGTTATTAAGCAGGCTCCTAAAGCTTTGGCTCGTTCTATTAGATATACGAAGGAAATTATCTCCTTTAATATTTTTAACCAGGGATTTTCCACTAATGTAACTACAACTGATGGACTTGCGCTATTTAGCAACGTTCATCCGCTTTTGGGTGGTACTGCTGCTACTAATACTTGGGCTGCACTTCCGAACCTTATTAGTGCTGCGGGCACCTTCCCGAATCGTCCTGCGACTGATATTGATCTATCTTTTACTGGTGTACAGCTTGCTACCACACAATTTGAGCGTTTGGTGGATTCACAGGGTCTTCCGATCAATTTGAAGCCTGAAATTGTTCTGATCGCTCCTGAGAATCGGTTCCTTGCTCGTGAATTGTTCGGTTCCAGCGGTAAGCCTGCAACTGATACGAATGATATCAACTCGCTGCTTGGCGAGGATTTAAGCTACATGGTTGGGCATTATTTGACTAATGCTGGCCCGTGGTTTGTTCTAACAGGTAAGAAGAATCATTCTCTTACTGTATTTATGCGTCAGAACCCAGAAGATGAGTTCGACGAGGATTTTGACACTGGCGCGATGAAACAGAAGACTACCATGCGTATGTCTGCCGGTGCTACAGATTGGCTCGGTACGTGGGGAAGCAACGGAGCTTAATTGTTGCTACGAGCATTAAGTTAGAGCGTCTGGTCAGTCGAACTCTACGAGTTACGCAGTAACTAGACGCTCGGCCCGGTTAGTAGCAATCTCCCTACTAACCGGGTTTAAATTATTTAAATTGAGGTGAAATATGGCAGCAGGTCCGGTATTTAATGGCGCGAATACATCTAGCACTCCTAGCAGCGACAGCGCTCCTGCTAAAAAAAGTTTTCACAATCATTCTGATTCTGCTATTAATTCGCTCGCAAAAAGTGGGGGATTGATGGGAATCGCGAAAAAAGCGGCTAAATCTTTTCAAGGCAGCTCTGGTGCTTCGAAGTCTCCAGCTATTCCTGATTCCATCTTGGACGGCGGTCTATGAGCACTATTTGTGAAGCAATTGCGAGAGAAGAAGGGTTTTTAGTACCTAATAGTCGCTCTAATCGGAATAATAACCCCGGAGATATCGAATACGGGCCATTCGCAAAGGCGCATGGGGCTACTAGAGTTGAGACGGTTCCTGCTGGTAAAGTAGGGAGATTTGCTTATTTTCCTACTTCAGAATTAGGTTATGCAGCTATGAAGGCGCTTTTGATGGAGCATTATGCTGGAATGACGATTACGCAGATGCTTGATAAGTATGCGCCTCCGGTTGAGAACCAAACTAATAGTTATATTAATAATGTCTGCGCTTGGACTGGTTTGACTCCGGATACTATTATTGATAACTATTTGTAGGAGTTATTATGAGTAATGGTGGACTTCCAAATCAGCATACACACGATCAGGGGCCTTGGGCGTTTTGTGGAAGATGCGGGAATCGGAATCCTATTAAGGATATGCAGTGGCAGCGTGGTAAGCTTTTAGATAAGCGATGCTTTGATTCATTCCCGTTGCTTGGACAGATTGATAAAGGCATTGCGGATGCGCTTTCCAACATTGTACTAAGCCCCGATTTACAACCTGATCCTAAACTAACAATGCCATCCTTGGATGGATTTAACGATGATATTTTCATTTAAAGGATTAATATGGCAAATAACCAGAGTGCGAATCCGTGGTATGTCGATACGGTCGGTTTTAGTTGGACTGGCCGAGTGTATATTAAGGAACTTGTATGGAATAAGCCTACGGCTGGAACGAATCTTGTTATCGTGGATCAAAATGGTAACACGATTTTGAATGCTACTGCTAATGCGCAAGACCCACAGCAATCGTTTGGTTCGCTTGGTTGGGTTAATGGTTTGCATGTAACTACGCTTGCAAGTGGTGTGCTTAGTATCTTCATTAATAAGTAAGGAATTAAAATGGCTTCTGGTTATCGCGAGACTACTAAACCACATTTCGAGATATACTATGAATCACCTTGGGGTGGAGTTGCATCTAATGATACCCAAACGGGGATTCAGCCGAATCAATTCGTTACTTGTGATGGGCTTACTATTAGGAATGGCGTGCTTTGCTATACTAATGTAGCTGCACAAACTACGGAGTTTGAGCTTACGCTTATTACTCCGACTGGAGTTGCTCCGGGTGGCGGTACTGGTGGTTATTTAACTGTTGGTGTGACTCAGATTGAAACTTATACATTTACTGGTACCGGGAGTCATGCTATAACAACCTCAGTTAGATTGCAATTGACTGGTGGTAGTGTTGGGGATGTGATTGTTGGTTCAGTTATTTATGTTACTGGAAATTCTAATCCGATATTTAATACCGGATTTACCATAACCAGCATTGCCGGTGGTATTATTACCGCCAATTTTTCAATAGCTGGCACAGTCTCAGGTACTGGTGGTACGGGCACTTTTTACAGCTCCTCAGGCGGTGGAAGTACGCCTCAGAACTGGCCGAATGCTTATATTTGCTTAATTTTCAATTGTGGTAATTACCTTTGTGCTATTGACCAGTATGGGTTCTCGTATATTGCTACTATGCAAATTGGTGGTCAGATTCAGTTTCAACTTGACCAGATAGCTACAGGCGGGCCTACTACTTCGTTCGGTATTCCTACGGCAGTAAAAGTAGTCGCTGGGGTTGCCTATATTAGTTATTATTCACTGAGTACATTATTTGCGTATACTCCCACGGTTAGTTTTACCAATATTTCAACATTCACCGCCGGTCAATTTATCGATATATTCGATGAATACATGGTGATGTTGAATTGTAATTCGACCGTGGATGGAATCCAACCTACGCTATTCTCATGGAGTTCCCCAGATCAGTTCGGAGTGTGGAATCCTGCTGTAAATAGAACTGCTGGTTTCCAGTTGCTTACTTCGGTTGAGGATTATATCACTGGATTTGTAGCAGTAGAT